TGGGTATCTTGACTCGTAGGATCTTTCCGATAGTTTCATTCTTAGCATCCATTTTTGTTCTGCACACTGCTTATAAGACTCAAAAAGCAGTGTCGAATTATTACGATGCTCAGACTGAACCACAATCTTTTTCTTATCGTGCCAGTGTTAAGTCACACAACAAATCTTCACACAAGCCTAAATTCGTTCCTAAGAAGAGTGTCATTCCACAACTTAATCATTCAGATATGGAAATGATAAACTCCTATGTTCCAGCAACTCTTTCGAGAGTGCTTGAAGATGGTTCAGTTTATGCAATGAATTGTTTGCCTATTGGTGGCAAAGTTATTCTGGCGAATTCACATTTCTTTTCCCAGACTAATCCCATAAAACCTGGTGACATAATAACCGTCACCATGTTCTATGATAATTCTCCTCCTACTGTACATCAGAATGTTTATTCCCCTGACAAACTTTTCGAGTTTGAAGACGAATCTAATGATCATGCGTCTCGCGATGTGTGTTTGTTTATCTGTGATAATCTTCAACCTCAGAGAGATCGACTGTCATGGTTTGTACCAGAATCTGAACTGAACAAGTATGAACAGGGTATGGGCACACTTATCTCTGTTTCAACTGGATCAAAAGTGTGTTTTCATGCTCGTTATCGACTTTTCTATCATAGTACATCCTTGACGAAGGTTGATGACAAATTAATAATTGAGCCACGCAGCGTGCAATACGATATTGCTACTACTGCTGGTACGTGTGGATCTCCCTTCTTTACATCAGGATTGGGTGGTCAGCCGCGTATTATCAGTATGCACTATGGATTGTTTGCTGAGCGTTCTGGCATGGGAGCTATCATTACTCGTGAACAGGTCGCTGACATGGTTGCGAGTGTACCAAAAATAATATCTGATCGAGCACTTGTACATTACACTAAGGAGCCCGTTATTACACCCGTGACTACCATTAAGTTGCAGGGAAATTTCCGAGCTGTCGGCAGTGTGAAACACATTGTTCATCAACCAACAAAAACTTCGATCACAAAGTCACCCATATTCGAACTTGTGAAAATCAACAACTCAATTTTGGAACATAAAACTGAACCATCCGTTTTATCAAACAAAGACGCTAGGTATCAAGGACCTCCAGTAAATCTGGTGGCTCAGCAATTTGAGAAATTCGGAACTATTCCAACACGTTTTGATTACAATATTTCTGAGCGAGTTTATCAGTTTATGGAGGAAGAGGTGGCAAATTGGAAGAAAATTCCTGGAGTTTTTGCATGCGATCGTGTTTTAACACGTGAAGAGTCTATCAACGGAAATCATTATCCCTTCGTTGACCGATTAAACATGCAATCTTCTCCCGGATTTCCATATGTTACTTACTCACCAGGACGTAAAGACAAATTATTTAAAGTTGAGGGTGACATGTATTCTATCGAGGATGCTACTCTCCGCGATATTTTGGATGAGAAGGAAAGCTTATTATCACAGGGATTACTTTACCCCTCAGTGTGGGTCAATTCTCTTAAAGATGAGCGTCGTTCTCTTCCTAAAGTTGCGGAGGGAAATACTCGATTATTTACATGTGCACCCTTAGAAACAACAATACTTCTCCGAAAGTATTTTCTTGGCTTCAATTCTTTTCTTATGCAAGGGCGTTTAACAAACCCTTTTGGTATGGGAATGGATCCATATAGTGCTGAGTGGGATTCTATGGTTAAGACCCTAATAGATAATTCCCCACTTGGTATGGATTTTGATTACAAGAAATTCGACGGACGAGTACCTTTAGAAGGAATGCTCGCCATGCTCCGTATGTGTTCAGCATTTTATGGAACAGAAGGCGACTTAGAGCGATATGGATTGATGACAGAAATTCAACACACATATTGTTTAATAGAAAACAACGTTTTTCAGAAGTTTGGAG